CCTGGAGGGGCCCCAATTAATCTTGAAATACTATGTTTTTCTTGGTATTCAGACATGTCCACACGAATCATATTTTCTTCACTACCAAACATTTGTTTTGCCAATTGTTTTGCCAAGTAGGTTTTACCCACACCAGTTGAACCAAGGAAAATAAATGAACCGATTGGTTTGTTAGGGTCTTTAATACCTAATCTGTTTCGTCTGATTGACTTAGCAATTTTCATAACCGCTTCAGATTGTCCAATTACTTTATCAGACAAACTACTATCTAATTGACTTAATAACATTGTTTCATCGGCGTTTAATTTACTAATAGGAATTTTGGTCATGTTTGAAACAACCTCATAAACCAACTCAATAGAAACTTCTTTCTTCTTAACTTGAAGTTCATCTTCAAATTTTTTCTTCTCAATATCTAATTTATTAAGAATACGTTTTTCTTTATCACGTAAGTTTGCCGCCTCCTCGTAATTTTGTTTTTTAACTACCTCAAGTTTTTCAATTTTAACATCCGCAGCCTCTTGCTTTAATTTCTCAATAATTTCAGGCATTTTAATCTCAACCTGACATCTTGCACCAACCTCATCAATAATGTCAAATGCCTTATCAGGGAACTCTCTATCAGTGATATATCTTGCCGCCAAATCAACACATACAGAAAGTACTTCATCAGTATAGGACACCTTATGAAACGTTTCGTACTTATCTTTAACATTTTTAAGAATTTCTAATGTTTCTTCTTTTGTTGAAGCGTCAACAATAACCTTTTGGAATCGTCTTTCTAACGCTCCGTCTTTCTCAAAGTTCTTACGATACTCATCAAGAGTTGTAGCACCAACACATTGAATTTCTCCACGAGCAAGTGCTGGTTTAAAGATATTTGATGCGTCTAAAGAACCTGATGAATTACCCGCTCCAACAATTGTATGAATCTCATCTATAAACACGATGATATTTGGAGCATTTTGTAACTCCTCGATGATTACTTTCATACGTTCCTCAAACTGACCACGATATTTTGTACCTGCAACGATTGAAGTCATATCTAACGACACAATTCTTTTATCCATTAAATTTCTTGGACATTCACCGTTAAAAATTTTAATAGCTAATCCTTCTACAATTGCGGTTTTACCACAACCAGGTTCTCCAATAATAATAGGGTTGTTTTTCTTTCTACGAGAAAGAATTTGAGCTATCCTCGTAATTTCTCTCTCTCTACCAACTACAGGGTCTAACTTACCTTGTTCAGCTAATTTGATTAAATCTCTACTAAAGTTATCCAACACGGGTGTTGAAGAGTCAGATGTTGATTTAGGTGGGTTATTTTTACCCCCATTGTCCATGGATTCTATCATATTTTGTTTTTTAGTTAATTATAAGGATTAATTTTGTATTTTCAACTACAGGTACAAAGGTAAGAAAAATATCTAAACTAAAAAATTTAATTTTTGGTTATATTTATGAATATGATAAAACACTATACCAAATATATTGAGACTCTTGGTGCCGACGAAGAACTTATAGAAACCTATAAGAATCTTAGACAGGCCTTTCAAAGAGAAGGATGGTCAGAAAAAGATTTAGAAAGACCACCATATTACCCTCAAGATATTATGAGGAACTTTCAAAGGTTTAGTAGTTTACATTCAAAATTATTCCAAGAATTAAAAAGTTTTTTTCCTGATATTGACCACAATGAGTTTGTTGATTATCTTAGTGGTAAATTACAAATAATAGATTCAGAAACACCTTTACAAAATGGCAGTAAAAAAAGAAGAGATAATCGGGACGAAGATTATTAATGAGATTGACTCAAGTAACTTAGTAAAAACTGAGTACGACACCGAAACCAAATTAATGGTGGTGGAATTTAAAAACGGTATGAAATATCAATATGATGCGGTTCCTCATGAAGTTTACACAAGATTTAGAATGAATGAATCTCAGGGTAAATTTTTTAATACCGAAATTTCTAAAAAATACAAATATACTAAACTTTAATTATTATCAATACTCGACTATTTATTAGTAATGAGTGATTTAAAAAGTATATTAACTAGTTTTCACGTACAAGACGAATTAAATCCTAAGATTTGGGATAATTCTATGGAGAAGATGTCACCTAAAGTTAGGTCACGTCTACTTGAGATTGCTTATGAGTTCATAGAATTTTTAAAAGTTGATATTGTAGTATCGGACGTTATAATGACAGGGTCATTAGCCAACTATAACTGGTCAAAATTTTCAGATGTTGATTTACATATCTTAGTCGACTTTAATCAGTTCTCAAAAACCGAATTACCTTTATACGAAGAATTATTTCAACTAAAAAAAACCATATATAACGACAAACACGATATCACCATCTACGGATATGAAGTTGAGTTATATGTTCAAAACGAAATTGAGGCTCACTTTAGTAGTGGAGTGTATTCTGTTTTATTTGATAGATGGGAAAATGAACCTAAAAAAGAAAATGTTAAAATTGACCTTGAATTGATTAAAAACAAATCAAAACAATGGATGGATATTATTGACGGTGTTATTGAAAGTGTTCAGGATGAATCTATTGATGATACTAAAAAAATTATCGACAAGTATAAGAAAAAACTTAAGAAATATAGAACTTGCGGATTGGAAGAAGGAGGTGAATATTCTGACGAAAACTTAGTATTCAAAGTATTACGAAGAAATGGGTATATTGAGAAATTATACCAATATCAAGATAATCGTATTGATAAGGAATTATCATTGAAAGAATCTACAACAACTATCGGTGGTAATTTTAAAACTGATTTAGAAAACGGTCCAAAAAATCATGGTAGTAGAAAATTAGGTAATTGGCAGTCGGATAACGCTTGGGATATTTTTGCACCTCCCAATACAGTTGTTAATTCATATACTAACGGTACTGTTACTAAAATTAGAGATACAGGAAAAAATTCTGGAAAAATTTTTGGAACACAAGTATCAATTAAAGGTGCCGAAGGATTCCCTGAAATTTTTTACACTCACGTTAAAGATGTAAAACTAAAAAATGGTGATACTGTTAAAGTTGGTGATTACATTGGGGTTGTTTCTGAATGGGTTGGACATGATACAATGACTCACGTACACATAGGATTACCTTATGGTCAACATATCAGAGATTTGTTAAAAAATTCTGGAAAAATTTTTACCAATAAATTGGGTACTGATTATAAAGATGACAGTAATAATGACAAAACAGATTACGATGAGCCTGTTATTACCAAAGGTAGTGAAGGAAGTAATAAAGAAGTTAATAATTGGTTAGAACCATTATTATCGACATTAGGATTTAAATAAATGATTCAATTACGTTAGAACGATAACATTTTTGATTCTGAATATATTTATATATAAATTAATTTTAAAAAAAAAACAAAATAATGGGAAACTTAAAACCAATTGGAAGTGAAAAATTACAAGGTATGGATAAAATCAATCGTATCATTGAAATTTCTAGATATAACGAAAATACTCCGACGCCTATAAATGAAGATAAATCAATCGAATATAGAAAGACTTTATCTGACGGAAACAATTATCTAATTGTTAAAGAAAAAAATGGATATGTGATTAAAAAATCACTAACCGAATCTGCTGGTGAAAATGATTACTTAGAACCAATGAAAAATAGAAAATACTATTCTTCTTATTCACAAGCATTCAAACGTCTTAACTTAATTGCTAAAGAGGTTAATGTTAATGAAGGGTATGAATCAAATGTTTCATTATTTGGTGAGAGTGATATTGATGAAAAAGCAGCAACAAAATACATTTTAAAAATGGGTGAAACTAAGGAACAAGCGGCTCCCGCACCTTCTCCCGCACCTGCTCCCGCTCCCGCTCCTTCACCTGCTCCCGCACCTGCACCTGCACCTGCACCTGCACCGACAGATGACCTAAGTATGGAGGATGAATTAGGTATGGAAGAACCTGAAGGTGACGAAATGGAACAACCTGAAGAGGATGAAGTTATAACATTAAAAGTTATTCAAAAATTAACAGGTAAATTAGCTCAGAAGTTAAGAGCTTTCCAAGATACTCAAGAAGATGAGGAACCAATGACATCTAAGGACATTAAATATGTAGTTAATTCTATATTATCAGCATTAAATTTAGAATCATTAGACGAAGAAGATAAAGAAGATATTTTAAATAAAATTGAAGGTGTCGAATCTGATGAAGAATTTGGTGGTGAAGAAATGGATATGGAAGAACCTGAAGGTGACGAAATGGGTATGGAAGAACCTGAAGGCGAAATGGCTGAGGGTGATTCTGGTATGTTTGATGATGAAGATGAAGCACTTTCTGCAGGTAAAAAATTGACGGATAAGATTTTTGGTGAAGGTCATGATGAAGAAGATGGTGAAGAATACCATTCAAAAATTAAAGGTGTTAACCCAAAACATGGTAAACACATGGAAGATGTTATCGAAGGACTTTTTACCGAATCTAAAGTTGACAATATATTAAAAAAATACTTTAAAGTTGAGGAAAACGAACGTAATTTAATTGAGGCTAAAAAACAAAAACTTAATTTAATTAAAGAAAACAAATCAAAAACAATTAGTAAAATTAAGATTGTTTCTGAAAGTATTTCTCAAGAAGTTGCATCAACTAAATTGGTCTCTAAATACCCTAACGCTAAATTAGTAGGTAAAACAAATCATAAAAATTTAGTTTTTGAAATGAACAATAAACAACTTAGAGTTACTGTTAAAGGTCAGATACTATAATGAGTTATTTAATATATGTTAATGAATTAGGCCCTAACTATAAGGGTGATAACATATATGAATTCATATTTTCTGACACTTTAGAAAAAATATGGGGGGATAATTGGGAATCAAAACCGTCAAACGGTTACCCACTACCACCTGATTTAGAATTCATACGAAAAGTAGGGAGTCTAAAAGATGACCAAGTTACATTATCAGTTATCCAAAATTCTGATTATTTCTCAATGATGGATTCTATGGATGGAGTAATTGCGATGGCTTGGGAGAACGAAAGTGATGATGTCGATTTCGACCATCAAAAAAGATTGGTGTTTAGATTCGGTGACGAAGAAACCACAGTCAAAGATAAATTATATGAACGTGATATCGTTTTAGAATTTGAAAAAAAGGTTGTCTATGAAAACTAACCAAAAACAATTAAGATTAATACAACACGGGTTGAAAGCGTCCACTGTCACTAGATTAAGTGAATCACAAGTGGATATTTTGTTTAACAGACTTAATGAGTCTAAAAAAGAAAATAAAGAACAAGTTACTGAAGTCCCAACTAAAAAAAGTTATAAAGTAGGTCCAGCAGGTGGTAAGGTTGGTGATTTAAATATCACACAAGACCCAAACACTAAAGAAGTTATGGTTACTGCAACCGAATCTGAAATGTCAGAAGACACTGATTCTGAAATGGATTGGTTAATGAAAGGTGATACGCAAGACCCTGTTCAAAAAGGACCTACAGGTGACGGTGACCCCGATTCATTACAAGAGTATAAAAATCTTGCAGAAAAATTTGAGTCTAAAAAACAACAAAAATATTTCTTCGCTAAATGTGGTGATGGTAAAACAAACGAACAAAAGAAATGGTGTAAAATGGCTGAAGAATTCTCTGACAAAACAAACTTTAAAAAGTTACCTGAAAAGAAAAAAACAGAAGCAAAAGAAAGTGGTTTAAATAATTTAGTTAATAAAGTTTCTGCCGCATATGCTGGTGGAGTAAAAAATAAGTTGAATTCCATGTCTCCAAGCGTTACCTTTGGTGAAAACGAAATAGAAAAAAAAATTATGAGACTAGTTGAAAAACATATAACTCCAAAAATGACTAAAAGGGAATTTCTTAATTTAGTTAAAGAACAAGGTACTAAAACGGCACCATCAAGACCAGGGGTTAAACCTGATGTTGATACACCATCAAAACCTTCAAAACCTGCAACACCGTACCAACCAAAGCCAGGTGTTAAACCAGCACCTAAAGCAAAAAGAGAGATACCAACTTGGTTATCATTTAAATCATTAGGAATTAAATTAAAGTAAAACAATGAGTCTAAATCCAAATACAGAAAAAAATCTAAAAGTTAAAAAATTTTTAGAAAAAAAATTAGTTAGTGAAGGTTTAACCAATAGTGAACGTAGTCTTTTAAGTGAGTTAAAAAATAAATTAAAAGAAGCTCCTATTGATTATGAAGGGCCTGAAAGAATGGAACCTGGTATTGAAAGAAAAATTACGTCAAAAGAGACTCCATACAATAACTTCCCCGCAATCCCTAACATGGATATGGATAAGGACTATATTGAATTAATCTCTTCAAAAAGATTTAAAGATTCTGTAGATAAAGTTAGAAGAGCCATGGGTGACACCAGAGCAATTCAAGGAGCAAATCCATTGAATTCATTAATGGCGACCGCAATGCAATCGTTACAAACGGTTGTATCAATTCAAATGCAAAACAAAGAAGTGTTAGAACAACTTGCGGTTGATTTAGTTATTAAAGAAATGGGTATTCCTGAAGGAGCGATGCAATTCGACGCAAAATTAGTTATGCAACCTATGGGAGCGTCTCAAGGGATGCAAGAAGAACCTGAAATGCCAAGTGAAGAAGAGATTGAAGAGTTTATGGGTGATGCCGAAACATTTGATTTAGAAAGAGCAAAAAGAAGATTTATTAACTCACTTATCCAAGGTGCAGCATTTAAAGGAGGACACATGTTTAATTTAGTGTCAAGAGAACTTAATGATATTGACCCTAGATTAATGAATTTATACACCGTGTCACAATCTTTAATGGAACACGCATATTGGTTGTTTCCTGATATGGAAGGAATGGCTGGTGGCGGTGGTGGACAAATGGGGCAATCAGAAGTTGATACCGAAACAGACCCACCAACAGTAAAAGCGAGAGCAATGACATTTCCACTTTTAGTTCATGAATTGGTTAAAGGTGTTTATGAAATATTTGGAACTCACGGTTTACCTGACGACCCAAAACAACAAGAAATGATTATGAAAGCTGAAGATACTTTGCCTGCTGAAATATGGGATTCTCGTTTGGGTCCAATCTTTTGGGAGAAGTTTATGGCAACATACCCGATGGAATTATTTGATGAGGATATGAAACACATCCAACATTACTTATTCATGAGATTTTCTAAGTTAAATGCTGAAGAATTTTTCAGAGTTGCTAAACTTATACTTTCAGGTAACCCACAAGGAACTCAATTTATTCAGAGAATGGTTAATGAAATCGTTACTGAACTAAAACAATATGATGCTGAAGAAGCGTTAAGCGGTGATGATGACGATGATTTTGACGATGATGGGTTTGATGATTTCTTAGGAGGTCTAGGATTATCAAGACCAAAATAATGAAACATGTCAAATTTAACAAGAGAACAGGTACTAATAGAGTATGTAAAATGTCATAAAGACGTAGAATATGCGTTAAGAACTTATCTACAAACATACGATAATACAGTATCAAAATACGTACCATTAGAATTATTTCCAGACCAAGTATCATTACTTGAAGATTACGAAAATTATAACGAAAATATTGCCTTAAAATATCGACAAGCGGGAGTAACTACAGTTACATCTGCTTGGGCTTCGATGAAACTTTCTTTTGCTAAGAAAAACAAACCCGAAAAAGTCCTTATAATTGCTAACAAACTTGATACGTCATTAGAGATGGCAAACAAGATTAGAAACTTTGTCAGTCAATGGCCAAGTTGGGTTGGTATTGATTTTGCGGTGGAAAAAAACTCACAAAAACATTATAAATTAAATAACGGTAGTGAGGTTAAAGCCGTTGCAACATCTAAAGATGCCTTACGTGGATTTACCCCAACAATACTTATATTTGATGAGGCTGCGTTTATTGAGGCCGACAGTGATTTTTGGGCAGCTTGTATGGCGTCTCTATCTACAGGTGGTAAAGTAATCGTGGTCTCAACACCAAATGGTTATGACCGAATTTATTATGAGATATATGACCAAGCATTAAGAAACATGAATGACTTCAGAATTTCTGAAATGTATTGGTATCGTGACCCTCGTTACACAAAAGATTTATATCTAATTAAAACCGATGATATGATTCACTATCTTTTAAATAAAGAAGAGTACAGTGAGAAAGATATCCTTAGTTGGTCTCATATACCCGCAAACGAAAGAGATTATAAAGAACTAAGAGAATTAATGAACCAAGGTTATAAACCTTGTTCTTCTTGGTTTGAAGCGATGGTTAAGAAATTAAAATACGATAAACGTAAAGTATCTCAGGAGTTAGAATGTAACTTCTTAGGTTCAGGTGATAACGTATTTGATTCTAAAATGTTACAAACAATAAGAGAAAATTCTATTATAGAACCCAAGAATAAACTTATGGGAAACGCTTTATGGATTTGGAAAGAACCTGTCGTTGGCCATAAATACATTATGGGGGTCGATGTTTCTCGTGGGGATAGTGAAGACTTTAGCTCGTTTCAAATTATTGATTTTGATGAAAGAGAACAGGTTGCTGAATATGTTGGTAAATTACCGCCAGATACTATGGCTGAAATTTGTTATAAATGGGCTAACATGTATTCGTGTTTTATTGTGATTGATATTACAGGTGGAATGGGAGTTTCCACGTCAAGAAAATTACAGGAAATGGGTTACAAAGATTTATATGTTGATGGTGTGGATACCGCTAATAAGTGGAAATACGACGCTAAGTCACATGAAAAAATACCAGGAATTAATTTTAATAATAAAAGAGTTCAAATTATCGCTTCATTTGAAGAGGGTATGAGACATGGATTTAAAATTTATAGCTCAAGACTTTTCAATGAAATGAATACGTTCATTTACATTAATGGTCGTCCTGACCACCAAAAAGGACATCATGATGACTTAATTATGTCAGTGGCTATGGCAACTTATGTTGCTGAATCGTCATTTAGTAATTTAACTAAGGTTGTGGAACATACTAAGGCAATGATTGAGTCTTGGGCAGTTAGTAACAATGACCAAGCGGCAAAAAATTTAGAATTTAATCCTGTTATACCACACATGTCAGAAAGAATTGGACAGTATAATAATCAGAACATGTCTAAAGAAGATTATCAAAAGTACGGTTGGTTATTTGGTATTAGATAATATTTATTAATAAAATATCTCATGGGACTAACTTCTAGAAAAAAATCGGGGAACAAACTTAATGGTAGTAAATTAAACGTACCTGGTCAGGGTATTAGTAATGTTAGGCCTGGTGGCGATAATAAAATAAACCAACAAAAAGGTGACCCTAACATAAAGAAAGGTAAACAAAATTAACTATTTAATTATAGATAATTAGAATTAAATTTATTACATGGAAAACAATCAAAATAATCAATTTACAGTTTGGCAGAGGTTATCTCAAGCCTTTGGTCCTAACGCCCTGTTAAATCAAGATTATCCAACATATAAGTTAGACAAGACTGAGTTATTAAAAACAACATCAAAACAAGAATACGACAAAGAAAAATTACAAGCTCAACAAACGTATTACTTAGCCAATCAATGGACTAAAATTGAGAGTAACTTATACACTCAAGCGGTTTATTATGAACCAACAAGATTAGCATCATTCTATGATTATGAATCGATGGAATATACTCCTGAAATTTCTGCGGCTTTAGATATCTACGGTGAAGAATCAACAACTGTTGACCAAAATGGTTACATGTTACAAATCTATTCAGAATCTAAACGTATTAAATCAATCTTAATTGACTTATTTAATAATGTTTTAGACATCAATACTAATTTACCAATGTGGACAAGAAATACCGCAAAATACGGTGATAATTTTGTTTATTTAAAATTAGATGCTGAGAAAGGTATAGTTGGTTGTATGCAATTACCAAATATTGAGATTGAACGACTTGAAAGAGGTATGGCAGCAAAATCAGCAAACGTTGAGGAACCCGCAGAAAACAAAGGTTTAAGATTTAAGTGGAAAGCTAAAGACATGGAATTTAATTCATGGGAAATTGCTCACTTTAGATTATTAGGTGATGATAGAAAATTACCTTACGGTACTTCTATGTTAGAAAAAGCGAGACGTATTTGGAAACAATTATTATTATCAGAAGATGCGATGTTAATCTATCGTACCTCAAGAGCCCCTGAAAGACGTGTGTTTAAAGTCTTTGTAGGTAATATGGATGATAAAGACGTTGAGTCATACGTACAACGTGTTGCAAACAAATTTAAACGTAGTCAGGTTGTTGATAGTCAATCGGGTAATGTCGATATGAGATTTAACCAAATGGCCGTTGACCAAGATTATTTTATACCTGTACGTGACCCAGCTCAAGCATCCCCAATTGAGACTCTACCAGGAGCTCAGAACTTAGCAGAGATTGCCGACATCGAATACATACAAAAGAAATTATTAACCGCTCTTAGAGTTCCTAAAGCGTTTTTAGGGTTTGAGGAAGTTGTTGGTGACGGTAAGAATTTATCATTACAAGACATCCGTTTTGCAAGAACAATTAATAGAATTCAAAAATCTATGATTGCTGAAATGAATAAAATCTCTATTATTCATTTATTCTTATTAGGATTTGAAGATGAGTTATCAAACTTTACATTAGGTTTAACTAACCCATCAACACAAGCCGATTTATTAAAAATTGATGTTTGGAAAGAAAAAGTTTTATTATACAAAGATGCCGTAACACCAATCGAAGGTATTGCTCCAGTGTCTGTGACTTGGGCTAAGAAACACGTATTAGGATTCTCGGATGAAGAGATTAAATTAGATTTACAACAACAACGCGTTGAAAAAGCCGTTGGTGCTGAATTAACTAACACCGCAACTATTATCAGTCATACAGGTGTATTTGATAATATTGATAAATTATATGGTGTTAAATCAGGAGCTACTCAAACTGTGGGTGTAACTCCACCACCTCCAGGAGGTGAATCAAGTGGAGGAGGATTAGGTGCACCTGAAGATATGGGTGGAGGAGCCCCAATACCACCGCCACCAGGACCTGAACCAGTCGGTGACGCGGGGTTAACACCTGAATCATATAAACGTGATAACTTAACAATTTTATTAGAAAGTGATAACTTAACAGATTCGGATTCATTTATTGATTTGTCTAAAGCAAGAAATTCTTTAGGTGAAATGGAAAAAGAATTAAACAAACTTCTAAAAGACTGATATTTATAAATAAAAAAGAGATGACAAATTTTGGAATAATTAAATCGAAGATAGAAGATGTGTTATTAGAATCATATAAAAACAACACATTTAAACAAGAATTCAAAAACTTTAAAAAGTTAGTTTTAGAAAATAAAAAAATATGCAAACTTTTTTATTTATACGATGATTTATCTTCTAATAAAGGATTATCGGAATCTATTGTTAACGAATATGTAAATGAATGTATAACCATTTATGAAAATACCGTTAATAAAATGCAAGAGTCGGATATTATACCATTGAAGTCTTGGATTAAAAACTCTAAGGTTGATAATCAATATAATAATATTGATAATTTATTCTCGAGAGATGTCTTAACAATTGAATCAAGAATAACTAGTAAAAAAAATATTTCAGAATCTCTTAAGAAATTACCTACCAAGAAAGTAGATACAGTTCAAATATCATTAACTTCTATGGTTAATGTTGCTAATAAAACAATTTCAAATTTTATTGATTCATTAACTGAGTCAGACAAAAAAGAATTAACAAGACTTTTATCTGAGGATGACGTTACTTTAAATCAAAAATTTGACAATGTTAAAGAAAGTGTTGTAAATAAATTAACTGAAATGAAAAACAATAATGAGGATAAGTCAACTCAAACAAGAATTGATGAAACTCTTGATAAAGTAATTTCAGAAAAATACGATAAATTAACTTATTTTAAACTTAAAAGTTTAAATGAGAATCTTTAATCGTTATTTGATTTATATTTTTTCTGAACGTATTTTGCTTTTAAAATCTCTTTCCTCCTTTTAACTGATTTTTTTTGAAATTCTTTTCTTTCATTTAATTCCTTACTTTGCCTTGTCTTTATGACTTTACTTTTGTAAATTTTTAACGCTTTCTCAAGTGTTACATTCTTTTCTACTTTTACGATTAACATATTTTTGTGAGTTTATATTTATTTTGACTATTGCTGTAAATATACCTATTTTTATTAAAACAATAAACTTAAAAAATTATGAAATTTAATGAAAAAGGGGAAAACCTCACACATTCACGGATTCAACACTGCCAAGGTAGTATATGGAACAGTTGATTCGATGAATTTTAAGTCACTCTATCTTAACGTCCAAACATGGGTAGAACCAACTACAGAGTGCGAAAATTGGACAAGGACAGTTCTCAACATGAGCAGAGCCATAAAACATTCGGTCTACGAATCCTTAGATAAAGAGTTATTTGATGATAAATTTATAGTGGATTTAGATTTAAGGTCCAGTGGATTAAATCAAGGTAAAAAATCTTTTATGAATTTAGAAATTAATTTCTTTTTGAATGATGATGGGCATGACTTTAAATCCAAAGAAATTAAAGATTCACTTAAAGATATTACTACAAGAATTTTTTACGAAAACTTCTTAGGTAACGATTACTTTAAATTTTATCTAACTAAAAAAATCAAAACAAACAACGAGACGCTACAATTAGAGAATGTTTAATATTTATAATAAAACATTTGAGATGAATTTAAGAATTTTACAACCAACTGAAATAGGTAAAGGTATATTAATAGAATACGATGCGGGTTACGTATCACCAACAGATACACATA